AGGGTCTGCATCTCGCCCAGCAGGGCCTCGCGCCGGGCGCGGAGTTCTGCGAGGGGGTCTGTTACAGCAGTGGGCACAGCCACTCCTCTACGTCGATGGGTGACGTAGCCGTAGGAGTGGTGGCGGGTCGCGGGCCCGAGTCGTGCCCCCAGGTTCTGGCGGGGGTCGGGGTCGAGCGGCGCGAGTGCTCCGAGTCATCCGGCCAAACGGTTGATCAGTTCATCAGGCTAGCACCGAGGTCACGGCGCTGTACGTCAGGAACGCGCTGAGAGTGCGAGCACCCGCACCCGGGCCCGAACGGCGGCCAGGGCCTGTTCGTCGTCCTCCTCGACGATCCCCGAGGCGTCGGAGACCACGTCGTCCATGGAGCCGACGGAGGCGACCAGGCCGCCCTGGTCGTAGAGCAGGCCGCCGCACTGGTCGCAGTACCCGGCGTCCGCCGCGTTCGCGGCACCGCAGTTGGGGTCCGGGCACTGCGGGGAGCCGTCGCCGTGGGAGTCCGGGTCGTGGGCGGGCTTGCCGGAGAAGTCGGCCTGGTCGCCGTCGGCCGGCAGCGCGCGCCGCTCGGCGCCCGGGCGCTGGCCGGCCTTCCAGCCGTAGCCGTACCCGGCGTCACTGGCGCCGTTGCCGCGGCCGCCGTTGTCGGCGTCCTGGTCACTGGAGATGTTCGCCCCGCACGTGGCGCAGAACTTCGCGTCGTCCGCGTTCCAACTGCCGCACGGGCAGCGCTGGGTGAGGGTCTCCTCGGCGGCCGCCGCGGTGGCGGTGGCCTGGACCGCGGTGCCGCACTGGTCGCAGTAGGCGGCCGCCGGGTCGTTCATGGAGTGGCACTGCGGGCACTCGGCGTCCTCGCCGGGCTTGGCGGTGTACGGGGCGGTGGGGGTGCGCGCCTCGCGCGGGCGTCCCGCGGCCAGGGCGCCGGCCTCGCTGACGGGCAGCGCGGTGGTGAGGGTCGCGCCGGCGGCGTTCGGGTTCGCGGCCCAGCACACGATGGAGACGTCGCCGCGGTGCAGCGAGACCTCGGTGATCCGCCGCTCCATGTAGTCCGGGGACCACTGCTGGCCCAGCGCGATGAACCCGATGCTCATCTCGTCCATGTCACCGCGCTCCATGGCCGAGGCCAGGGACTGGACCTGCGGGGAGCGGCCGTCCAGCGAGGGGGCGTCGACGTGCAGCCCGGTGGTGTCCGCGGAGAGCGTCATGGTGCCCGAGCGGGTGCGGGCCAGGGGGATGCCGGCGACGTCGTGCCCGATCAGGAACTGCACGTCGGCCTGGTTCGCCAGGGTCCGGGTGCAGGCGCGGGAGTCCAGGACCTCGGTGTACTGGTCCCCCCACATGTCCCACATCTCGAAGGGCTGCTCGAACGTGGCCGCGTAGCCGCTGAAGCTGAACGTCTGGCCCGAGGCCGAGGACGGGTTGGCGCGGAACTCGAAGGTGGCCGGCACGGGCTGGGCCCGGCGCTGGCGCTGGCCGCGCATGGCGTCGCGGCGCTCGCGCAGCAGCTCGATCGGGGTGGCCACCACGGCGCGGCCAGTGCGGGTGTCGGGCATGGCGTACCTCCTAGGAACCGATCTTGGGGGAGCCGACCGGCGGCGGGGTGGGCAGGACCAGCTTGTCGATCATCGCCAGCTGTTCCGCGGTGAGCGGCGGGAGTTCCAGGAGCATGGCCCGGGCCTCGTCCTGGGTGATGATGCGGGCGGCGACCATCATGTGGATGGCCTGGTAGCGGGTCAGGGTGTCGGCCCGCAGCAGCTTCGTTGTGTCCAGGGCGACGTACTGGCCGCGCGGGGTCAGCGCGCCCAGCCACCGCTCCCAGCGCGAGATCCAGCCCGCCAGGCCGTACTTCTCGAAGTCGATCGAGCGGCCCTCGATGTTGGCGTAGGTGATGGCCGAGCCCTCGGATGCCTCGCCGACCAGCTCGGGGGGCACGCCGAAGAACCCGCAGATCTGCGCGCCGGTGTACTTCTGGGTGGCCAGGAACTGGCTCTCTTCCGGGCTGATCTTGATTTCGGTGTAGTCCCAGCCGCCGCCCATCACCACCACCTCGCGCGACCTGGTCGCGGCCAGGAAACGGTTCTTGATCGTGGTGGCGTCGCCCTGGTCGACCAGCTTCTTGGTGTTCGCATTGGTGATGACGCCCGTGGGATGGCCCCCGGCATCGAACCAGTCGGTGGCGAACCGCTGGGCGGCGGTGGACTGACGGACCATCGACATGGCGTAGCTGATCGGCGACAGGCCCTTGTGGGCACCGGGCATCCGGTAGGCCATCTGGTGCCAGACCGCGTGCGGCTCGATCGTGCGGTTCCCGTACTTGTACTTCACCCGGCCCTTGTCGTCGACCTTCACGTCGCAGCGGTCGGGGTGCTGCAGCTCGATCTGGGCGGGGAAGCCGGTGGAGTCGACCTCGAGGATCTCGCCGTAGATGTTCCCGCGCAGCAGCGCCGAGGTGGTGCCCATGTAGACGTAGTCGCAGATGTCGGCGCTGGCCATCGGCTTGGTCAGGATCCCGGGCGCGGGCAGGCGCACCGATCCGGGCACCGCGCGCTCGCCGCGGTAGACCATGGGCGTCATCCCGCCGAGCACGTCGGAGACCAGGCGCACGCACTTCCACACCACCGCGTGCCGCATCGCGCCCTCGACGCTGCCGGCGGCGTAGTCCTCGGCGGCCTGGATGTGCGCGCCGATCGGCGGGGCGATGAACGTCAACGACCGGCGCTCGCGCGCGCCGGTCGGCGGCCGCCGGAACCAGACGGCCATCAGGCGCCGCCGCGGTGACGGGGGATCAGGGCGTCGGCTGCCAGCAGGAAGCCGCCGCCGATGATGACACCGACGGGCAGGTAGATCATGGCCGCTCCCCAGGTGATCAAGCCAGCTCCGGCCCAGCCGGGCAGGTAGCGGGCCGCTGACCTGCTGATGCGCAAAGTATGACCGGCCGCGGCCGCCAGCGCTCCGAGGAACGCACCCCATTTGGTCCTGATCACCAGATCGACTCCGTTGCGCTCGCATCGTTCTGGCCGGAGAGCTCGGCCAGCGTCCACACGCCCATGCTCATCGACACCGCGGCGTCGATGTGTTTCTTGCTGCGGCCCTTGGACAGGGTGAACCCGCGCTCCGAGGGCCGCTTGACCGCGGCTTTGACCTGGGCGCCGAGGTCGGGGTCGCCGTCGTGGACGATGCCGCCGGACAGGATCAGGTCGTAGGTCAGGCCGACAGCCGGGGCCATGCGCTCGGGGGACTGCGGCATCTCGATGACCTGGTAGCCCTTCTCTTCCAGCTCCAGGGCGGGCAGTTGGAAGAACCTGGGGTCATAGACCAGGCCCTCGAAGCTGGTCCCCAGTTCGCCGGCGCGGCTGGCGATCCACTCGAAGACCTCGATGTGGTTGATGTTGCCGTCGCTCGGATACCAGATCTTGGCGGTGACCGCGAAGCGTCCGTCCGGCAGGGCCCGGGCCTCGGTGACGGCCACCGAGTCGTGCTTCAGGGCCATGTCCACGGCCAGGACGGCGGGTTCGGTGCCGGTCAGGGTCCAGTCGCCGCGGCAGGCGTCCCATGCGCCCGGGTGGTCCGACAGCCAGCTCTCGTCGGCGACGTCGACCCACTCGTTGGCGAAGTACCGGCGCCAGTCCGAGTGCCGGGTCTCCTCCTTGTCCCAGTCCCTGACCCGCTTGGCGACCGACCAGATCACGTCTGCGGCACCGGAGGCGTCCCGGCAGGCGATGGCGCGGTCCTCCGGGCGGGTGTAGTCAAGTCCCGGGCGGGCGGAGCGCCAGTCCATGAGGAACTTGGTGGCCACGCCCTGGTGCTGTTCGCGCAGGCCTCGCTTGTACTTCCTGCCCAGGTACGAATGGTCCAGGTCATCGCCTGCGGTGGACAGGTTGATGTTGCGTCCGGGGCCGCGGCGAACCTCCCGGATTTCCCCGGATTCGGTGGGGATTCGGTAGGTCAGGGTGCGCTTTGACGTGGATTTGGAGATGACGTCGTGGAACCGGGCCTTGGGGCTGCCGACGTCGCCGAACTCGTGCAGCTCATCGCCCAGGAACAGGGTGGGCTGGCCGCCCTGGTTGGTGCCGGCGGCGGTCGCGGTGCGAAACAGGCGGCCCGGGCGCCCGTCGCGCAGCGTGGTCTCCTCGTCGTAGACCTCGAAGAACCCGCACAGGGGTGCTTCCTCGACCTCCTGGTCCCGGCCGCCCATCATCGTGGCGGCCGCGGAGTACAGCAGGTCGGCCTGGTCCATGGCGGCCGCGGCGATGACCACGTTGGGGCTGACCGGGGCCAGCTGCGGCGGCCCGCCGAACTCCAGCACGCCCAGGGCGGCGATCAGCGCCGTCTTGCCGTCGCCGCGGGCCGCGCCGCGCAGGGCTTCCTCGTAGCGCCAGATGTCGCAGTTGGGGCAGTACTCGTACCAGCGCCAGATGAACGCCTTCTGGTCCTGGCGCAGCAGGAACGGCTTCCCGAAGCTGTCGCCCTCGGCCAGGATCAGGTTCTCCTGGATCCAGCGCACGCCCAGGGCGCCGTAGGTGGGCCACAGTTGGCCCGGCGCCGGGGCCCAGCCGCACTCGACGCACCGGTCAGCGGTCGAGACGTCCGATGCGGGGGTCGTCCTCCTCGCCACGGGTCACCTCCAGCATCGCGTAGGACGCGTTCATGCCGGCCAGGGTCTTCTTCTCGACCAGCAGCGCGATGCCCAGCGAGGCGCGGTGGGCCGGGCCGATGCCCAGCTGCCGCTCGCAGGCGATGACCACTTTCAGCGCGAGCTCGGCCGCCTTGTAGAGCGGGTTGAGGACGTCCTGCCCGGTGGAGCCCACCGTCAGCGGCGACCGGTCGGCCTGGCGCGACAGGATCAGGTAGCGGTTCAGCGATTCGAGCCAGCGCAGCACCAGGACGTCGTCGGCCGGGGTCAGGGCCTGGGTGACCGAGTCCTGCCAGTACCGCTCCCAGGCCTGGACCGCGTCGGTGCACCACTCGACGCCCTCGGGAGGCGCGGGCAGGTCCAAGCGCGCGCCGGCGACGGCCACCAGCTCGGCCTTGCGGCCGTTGCGCTTGTCGATGGCAGCGCCGGCGGGCTTCTTGGTCCGGGGCACCGGGTCCTCCTCCCGAACGAGGGTGCGGAAAAAATCGCATCGCTTGGTACCACGCAAAAAGGGGG